GATTTATGGAAACGTGTTGAAGCGTCAGGAGCAGGTGAACCTGGTATCTATTTTACAAACGATAAAGATTGGGGAACAAACCCATGTTGTGAAATCGCATTGAGACCAAACCAATTTTGTAACTTATGTGAGGTAAATGTTTCTGACATTGAATCACAAGAAGACTTAAATGCTCGTGTTAAAGCTGCGGCGTTCATCGGAACACTTCAAGCGGGTTACACTGACTTTCATTACTTGAGAGACATTTGGAGAAGAACAACTGAAAAAGATGCGTTGATTGGTGTGTCTATGACAGGTATTGGTTCAGGTGTGGTTTTAGGATATAATATGAAAGAAGCTGCGAAAGCGGTTAAAGAAGAAAATACAAGAGTTGCTGAATTGATTGGTATTAACAAATCAGCTCGTATGACAACTGTAAAACCTGCGGGAACAACTTCATTGACGTTGGGAACATCATCAGGTATTCACGCTTGGCACAACGACTACTACATCCGTAGAGTACGTGTCGGTAAGAATGAGGCAATCTACAATTACTTGGTGACAAATCACCCTGAACTAGTTGAAGATGAATTCTTCCGTCCACATGACACAGCGGTTATTTCGGTTCCACAAAAAGCACCTGAAGGAGCAATTTTGAGAACTGAAAGTCCTTTCCAATTGTTAGAACGTGTTAAGAAAATTACACAAGAGTGGGTTAGACCTGGTCACAGAACTGGTTCAAACAGTCACAACGTATCTGCAACTATCAGTTTAAAGGCTGAAGATTGGGAATTGGCGGGAGATTGGATGTGGGAAAACAGAGATTTCTATAATGGATTATCTGTATTACCTTATGATGGTGGTAGTTATATTCAAGCACCATTTGAAGATTGTACTGAAGAAGAATTTGAAAGATTGTTCTCAAAACTTCACTCAATTGATTTAAGTAAAGTTATTGAGTTACAAGATAACACTGATTTAAGCGGAGAATTAGCTTGTGCTGGTGGAGCTTGTGAGATTAAATAATAGACATACAAATACTGATGAATCAAACAAGGGGGAAGATATTCCCCCTTTTGATTTTTATATTGAAAACGGAAAATATGTTTTTACTGAACATTATCATTTAAAAAGAGGTAGTTGTTGTGGTAATCAATGTCGTCATTGTCCTTATTTTCCTGCTCACAAAAAAGGAAATACTACTATATTTATAAACAATGGCTAACGGTGTAACATATGGTTTAAATTTTCCCTTCAGAGATTCTCGAAGAGGTGACTATTTGGAGTTGACGGAATTTCAAGCTCAAGAAATTAAAGCTGACCTAATTCATCTATTGTTAACTAGAAAAGGGTCAAGATATTTTTTACCAGGTTTTGGTACAAGATTATATGAATTTCTTTTTGAACCATTTGACGGATTAACGTTTAATGCTATTGAATCTGACATTAGAGACGCAATTGAAAACTTTATGCCAAACTTATTAGTTAATAGTTTAAGTATAACACCTGCAGACCCACAAGAAGAGGTTGATATTGCAACAGGACAAAATACCGTTGGAAGTAGTGAATCATCAATATATAGATTCCCTGGTAAAGGAACTTCAGAATATACCGCAAAAATAAGAATTGATTATTCAACCAATGGTTCAACATTTGGTCAGAGTGATTTTGTTATTATCAATATTTAAATAAGATGGCAAATAATAGAATATCGTATACAAGTAGGGATTATCAGTCAATAAGAACTGAACTCTTAAATTACGCCAAAACATATTATCCTGATTTGATTCAGGATTTTAATGATGCATCAGTATTCTCAGTGTTTATTGATTTAAACGCTGCGGTTGCGGATAACTTACATTACAACATTGATAGAAGTATACAAGAAACCGTATTACAATATGCACAACAAAGGTCTTCAATTTATAACATTGCAAGAACTTACGGATTAAAACTGCCAGGTCAAAGACCATCAGTATCGTTAGTTGATTTTTCAATTACGGTTCCTGCTTTTGGTGATAAAGAAGATGAGAGGTATCTTGGAACATTATCTAGAGGTTCACAAGTTGTTGGCGCTGGTATTGTATTTGAGAATGTTTATGACATTGATTTTGCATCACCGTATAATTCTCAAGGATTCCCAAACAGATTAAAAATTCCAAACTTTAACGCCAATAATATTTTAATTAACTATACGATTACAAAAAGAGAACTTGTTGTTAATGGTATAACAAAAGTATTCAAACGAGTTATTGGCGCAAATGATGTTAAACCATTTTTTGAGTTATTTTTACCAGAAAAAAATGTTTTAGGTATTACAAGTGTGTTGTTAAAGAATGGTACAAACTATACAAATACACCAACAACCGCAGAATTTTTAGGGTTAGATAATAGATGGTATGAAGTAGACGCTTTGGCGGAAGACAGAGTATTTGTTGAAGACCCAACAAAAGTCTCTGACCAACCAGGTATTAAAGTTGGTAGATATATTCAAACACAAGATAGATTCATTACTGAATTTACTCCTGAAGGATTTAAAAAGATGACATTTGGTGGAGGTACCAATACTGCTCAAGACCAATTAAACCAATTTACAACTTTAGGTACAACATTAGAATTACAAAAATACACAAATAATCTTTCATTAGGTGCCACATTAACACCAAACTCAACTTTGTTTATTCAATATAGAGTTGGTGGAGGTTTGGCGACAAACTTAGGTACAAACGTTATTAACGCATTAGGGACGGTATCATTCTTTGTTAATGGACCTTCAGAGACTACAAACTCATCTGTCGTTAATTCATTAAGATGTGTTAACGTAACTGCGGCAGTTGGTGGTGCTGGTATTCCTTCATTAGAAGAAATTAGAAACTATGTGTCATTTAACTTTGCGGCACAAAAAAGAGCGGTTACAGTTCAAGATTATGAATCATTAATTAGAAACATGCCAGCTCAGTTTGGGGCACCTGCAAAAGTATCCATTACTGAAAATGATAATAAGATTTTAATTCAAATACTATCATACGATACCTCAGGTAAATTAACAAACATAGTTTCAAACACATTAAGACAGAACATTGCAAATTATTTATCAAACTATAGAATGATGAATGATTACATTTCAATATTCAGTGCTGAGGTAATAGATTTAAGTGTTGATATCTCAATTGTATTGGATTCCGCTCAAAACTCAGGACAAGTTATTTCAAGTGTTGTTGATAAGGTGGCGGCATATTTTAATCCACAAACAAGACAATTAGGTCAAAACATATATCTGTCAGAAATTAGAAGTTTAATTCAAAATACTAATGGTGTATTAACGGTTTCAAATATAGATGTATTCAACGAAGTTGGTGGACAATATTCATCTGCTGAAACATCTATGGCTTATAGTAATCCTGAAACAAAACTTATTGGTCCTGTTGACGATACAATATTCGCTCAACCATCACAAGTTTACCAAATAAGGTACCCAAACAAAGATATTAGAGTTTCGGTTAAAAACTTCCAATCAGTTACTTTTTCATAACAAGTTTATTTTATTTTTCTTTAGTTTATAATTTAATGGTGTGGACGACTTTAAAAAGTCCTCATAAACTATTTATAAATTAAAATAACTTGATGGGTCAATCATATAGAATAAGAACAGAGTTAGGGATTAACAAATCAATTAACATTCAACTAGACCAAGAGTTTGAATTTTTAGAAATTTTATCTTTAAAACTCCAACAAGAAGATGTCTACACAAAAAGTTGTGCGGAGTATGGTGTTATTGTTGGTAGGGTAACCGCAAATAATGGATTTGGTATTCCTAATGCCAGAATTTCTGTTTTTATACCAATAGAATCTATTGATGAGTCTAACCCATTAATTTCAAGTATATACCCCTATAAATCACCAAACGATAGAAATGAAGATGGTTATAGATATAACTTACTTCCATACGAACAATCGTATTCAACTCACGCAGCCACAGGTACTTTACCAACAAGATTAGATGTTTTAACTGGTAGTACCGCAATTGAAATTTACGACAAATATTATAGACTCACCGCAAAAACAAATGAAAGTGGTGATTACATGATAATGGGTGTACCACAAGGTCAACATACTTTAGTTATGGATGTTGATTTATCTGATATTGGTGAATTTTCTCTAACACCACAAGATTTAATCAGAATGGGTCTTGCAACTGAAGTCCAAGTTGCAGGTAACAGATTCCGAACATCAACTGATTTAAATTCACTACCTCAAATTATTAATATAGTTAAGGATGTTGAAGTTTCACCTTTATGGGGTGACCCTGAATTATGTGACATTGCCGTTAACCGAGTTGATTTTGATTTAAGAGACGACGCGAATGTTGATATTCAACCAACCGCGACTTTTATGGGGTCTATTTTTAGTAGTCCTGATAAAATGAGGATTAGAAATAATGGTAAGCCTAAAGATAATTTAGGAAATATGTGTGGATTAATTGCGGGACCTGGACAGATATTGGCAATAAGACAAACTATTGACCAAGATAGTGATGGAAACCCTGTGTTAGAACAATATCAATTAGAACAATCAGGCAATATTATTGATGGTAGTGGTGTTTGGCTAACTGAACTACCAATGAATTTGGATTATTATATTACCAATGAATTTGGTGATAAGGTTTTATCTAATGACCCCGCAATTGGTATTCCTACTAAAGGAAAATATAGGTTTAAAGTTAAATGGCAACAACCTCCGACATTAAGTGAACAAACAAGAAGACCATATTTTTTAGTTCCAAATGTTAAAGAATACGGATGGTCTAGTTCAACCGTAGACCCATTTTTGTACGGTAATGATGCCAATAAGAAAAAATTAGCGAGTTCTTATTATTTTGGTTTAGCTTGGAGTGGTTATACTGATGGATTTAGTAAAACGGCGGGAAATGAATATTATGATAGAATAAATGAAATTGTAGATTGTGGCGATACTTTTTATGAATTTGGATTTAATAGGGTTTATACTGTATCACAATTAATTGATGAATATAAAAAAGGCGGTAGGTCTAGATTTATTGGGATTAAAGAAATTGATAGTGATGACTGTGAATCAACAATAAATAAATTTCCTGTAAATGAAGGATTTAGAAATTTTGATTTATTATTCTTTTTGTTTTCATTTATATTACAAATAATTCAATTAATTGGGGTTCCATTAATTTTAATTACTCGTATAGTTTTATTTCAATATGCTGTAATTGTTTGGGTACTTTGTGCAATTTGTAATTTTTATTTAGGTTGGCCTTTTGATTATCGTCCTTTCGCCTTCATATGTAATGATTGGTTTAAAATAGATTGTAGTAGTGACTTAACAACTGATATGTCATTAACTATGTTAACTTATCCTGATTGTGAAACATGTGACTGTAAAGCAACTACAAGTCAGTCTGCACTTCCAGGCGGGGTAACACAACAGACAACAGAGCCAACAGGAGCGTTAACATATTTATCTTTCCCTTTAAATTATAACCTTGCATTTAGGTATTATTATGAGAATCCATCAATATCGTCAAGTGACATTGATGTTTATAGTCAGGTTGCGTCAGAATCACTTTCTGGTTTAAATAACTTAACATTAATTAACGACCCAACAAGGTATAAATTACCAATTTCTAATATAGTTAGTTTACCAAGTAACAACGCAGGAATATCAACGGCTTCAAAAGATTTACCTTTAGGTGAGAGAATAAATTTATTTAACCAAAGAGAAAGTTTTTTTTCAAATTTAAATAAAATTAAAGTTACTTTTGCGGTAAATTCAAATATTGGTAAATCCCATTATGATAATACCATAACAGTATTGTCGAATCCAAATGGAGCAAATGGTCAACCATTTAAATCTGGTGATTTAATATCTTTTGTCAACCCATCATCAAGCACTGATAAAAATTATAAATATAGTGCAGCAACACCAACTGGTAATATATATGGAATTAGTGGAACTTCATATAATTCAAGCGCATCAACCGCAGTAACAATTACTTATGCAACATCACAGTATGTTAATTCAACACCAGTGGTTTATAGTTTACCTTCGGGGTCAACAATAACAAATAATAGATTTGCTGCTGACATTGAATATTTTCAAGTTTTAACCGCAATTACCATATCACAAGCAATTACATTATGGAATACTGGTTTAACACAAACATTTCCAAATGTATTAAATTCACCGACAACATATGACACTTGGTATAAATCGGGTCCATCACTTCCGTCAGTTCGTGTTACGGGAAATACAGTTAATCCATTAGACTTTTATGACAATTATACCGACCAAGTAATTTTAATATTACAAAGAGGTGTTGACCCATACTCCCCAATTTACACAAACCAATATGGTATTGGTAAAATACTAGGGTTTGCGACAGAAGATGCTGTTACTATTCAAGTAAACACAAGATTAAATATACCAATACAAAAATTAAGCGGTCTTTATCCAATTAGTGTTCAGTCTTTTGCGACCCAAGACGAAATATATTACCAATCATATTTCTTTAAACCAGGTATTAGTGGGAGTTCAACTTATGGATATCAATATTCTGCGTTTACAACAAATAATATTGGGTATTATGGTTCTTTAGATAAAAGTAATTATATATCTTATGGTGCGGCAACTGATATGGCAACCGCAACACCTAACAAATTAATAACACAAACATCAAATGGATTTTATTCTGCAAGTATTGGTAGTTCAAAATATGATTTAAGTGAAGATATATCTGGTATGGGTATGATGTCAACAAGTTTATTTAATCTTTCGGGAACTTGGCTTAACGGAGTAATATCTTCGCATTATTATTGGACAAAGGCGTTTGGACCCACATTTAGTTTTTCAATTAATAATTCAGTTAAGAATGTAATGAGGACTGATAGATTACCAACATCAGATAGACTTGATGGTGGTTCTTGGACTACAAATCCCAGTATTCTACAACAAAATTTACAATTTGCGGTTTATATTATTAACGAACAAGGACAAACATTAACTTCAGGTTATGGTTCTGGAGCGTCACAAGTTAGACCTGAAATTGCTGGATTACCAAATTCTGACAAAGTATTAGAAAGTTTTGATTGTGCGGGAATGGTGCCTTTAAATTGTTATCAAGGGTTTGGTAGTACGTTTCAAATACAAAGTCCTTGTAATAACCCAAAAAATGCTGGATATAATTTTGTAAAAAGGGGATGTTATCTTTTATTTCATAACCCACTCAATTTATTTGGATTTGTTACGGATTGGGAGATATGGGCAGAATGGGGGTACAGATTTAGGTTTATGTATGCTCTTTGTAGAGGTGTTTTATCACAAACTTTTACAAATAACTGGATTAATGGTTCATTATATATGTTCCCAATTCAGACTAACGTTTATTACAATAAACAAAATAAACCTCAAGACCCTAGTGAACTTGATTTATTTGGAAGACCTAACATGCCAATCGAATTAGTTTATTTTGATAAAAACACAACAAACTTTTATTTCAGAAGTAGTCCATATAGTGATGTTAGTAATAAGTTTATTGGTCGAACTACAAATGACCCAGAAACAGCGGTTAATAATAGAAATTTAATGTTCCCAACAACACTTATTAATTTAGGTTATAAAGACGTTTTTTACTCTGAATTAACCTTTGACCCAGCGACAAAGGCATATATTATGCCTAGTCTAAATCCTACAAGTTACGGAGACACTTCTGATTTAGTTAATCTTTTTGTTGTTTCAAGGTTAGTTGACTCATCTTTCTTAAATAGTTTAGTGAGTTTTGCTAATGATTCAGTTGGGATATTATTTTCAAGACCAAATAATAAATTTTCGTTATTACAAGCAATAGACCCTAAAGCTAGAGTTGACGGTGATTTTGTTCAGCTATGTTCAATTAATAGTGAAATAGGTAATATTAATTTTTCTCCTGAGTATTACGAAGTTACTACCGTAAATACCCCTACTAATATTTTGGGTACTGCAGGTAATCCAGTAATGGCGGTATGGTTTTCATCCACTACGGAAGATTTACAAACAAAAGATTATTTAACACCAGGTAGAATTAACTTTAGAACACCAAATAACACAGCAAATTATCCATACCCATATGGTATTAAATCTCAAGTTGTACCTCACTACCAATGGCAATTAAAAAATAATACCAATAATTTAATATTTGGTAGTCAACTTAATAATTGGGCAACAACAGAAGATGATTTTGTTCAAAATAAACCTTATCAGTCACTCGATAGAGTTTCATTGAGTAATCCTAACTATTTTAGACCTACAACATCTAGTGTTAGTGATTTATATGCTAGAGGATATATTTTTAGTGTTGACGCAAATGGTATTTATACCGCAAATAACGCAACAAACGCAACTGGCGATAAATTTATTGTTGGAGCTCCTTTCCATTTTTATTTTGGAACAATTAAAGGTCAAACAGCTTTAGATATATTTAAACAAAAATACTCAGTAATTGAATAAGTACACACTCATACCAAGTAGTTTAGAATACAAGTCAGCTCCATTTGTTGACCAAGAGATATCGTTATCTCTTGAGGAACAAAGTCAGCAGATTACTGAATACGATAGAAGTCAGAGTATCAGTCTTGCCCAACTTTATGATGATGAAAGACAAAGTTGTACTATTTTTAGACCAACTTTTAAAGTGAATTATCTATATTCAAACACATATACAGGAACAACAAATTATGTGCCTTTTAGAAATACATTATATTATGTTGACCCAATAATTTCAAAGTCAAATAATATATGGAAAGGGTTTCCACAATATTATGAATTTGATTTTTATAGACCTGACGTTAGCGACCAACATATTAGATACCAAGCTAAAAGTGCTTACACTTATAATTGGACTTATTATGTTAGTTACGCCCATAAAAATAACTACACAAAAACGTTATCTTACGAACTTAATGGTACGAGTTTATCTTGGACCGCATCTAATGGAATACCATTCTACATAAACAATTCAGTTCAAAATGGTAGTAATGTAATTGCGTTTCAGTGTATTTCACCACATGGATTAAGTGTTGGTGAGTATGTTGAGTTATCGTTCAATTATAATGGTATAAACTTATTCCAAGTATATTCTTTAGGTAATGGATTATTTGGTAGTGATACACATATCTTTAATATTTATAACGTTGGTTACACTGGTGCAACATTTGCAAATAAAGTTACTGGTACATTTAAAAGAGTTATTAATCCCGACAATATATCAGAGACTAAGTCAAAATATTATGTTAGAGAACATAAAATTTTAACTAATGTTGATGATTGTGTTATGACTAAAAACGCATTTGAAAAAAATGTCTTTAAAGAAGAAAGAAAGTTTGAATACAGCTCAATTACTCCAAATAATATTTCAAGGATTTCTCAAAAAACAAGTAGTAATTCATTTAACATTACCGTTAATTATGATTTGAATCTTGCAAATGTAATAGATAATCAAAAAAGACCTGTCAGTGAATTATTTTTAACAGTTATTAATAAAGGTTATACAGGATATTTTAATTACCCGACAAATGGTATTGGATTAAAACAGGGTTGGGAGTTTAACTTAACAAGTGCTTCTAATTATTTTTGGGATGCCTCTAATTTAAATTCAAATACAAAAATAGGGACATCAAAATATACTTTAACTAGTGGTGTTACAAAAACGTTTTACTACAATCAAAATTTAATGTCTGGTGATACAATTGATGGAGATTTTTGTGAATGGAATGATTACGAACAATTAGAAAGAGTTGTTTCACCGTACTATCAAAAAATAAAATATAATCAAAACATATTTCAAACAACTCAAACTTCAAACACTAATTCTCCTGGATTTTATTATCAACCACACACATTAATGACAATTAGAGTGTTCTCTGACTACATAGAAACAGGAGACATTCAATTTGTAGACGGTGTTCCTAGTTATGCTTATTATTCAAACTCAGACCAACAATTTAGATGGAGAGATTTATATAGTTATGGGTTCATTGATAATTTAGATAGAGGTGTTAATTATCCTTTTTTAAATTTTGCCCAATATCCATTTAAGGATGTTCAATTTAGATTAATACCTGAAGGAATAAACTATAACTCCACATTGTTTGGGGTTCCTTACCCTGTTAAACCTTTGATAGATGGATGTGAATAAAATACAAATAAGAAAAGATGGATTTATTGACCGAGAGTTAGTAATTCCAGTTCAACTAACTTGGGATTACTTAGGGTTAGACCAAAGTATTGATGAATACGAGGCTGAGATAATTAATCAAGCAACTGGTAGATATGGAGACTTTGAGGTTACAAGATTTGCACACGCCCCTGTTGCGGTTTCTGACCCATATAGCGATAACGCATTTGAATTTACCGACATCCAATATGAATTTAATTTTTATTCTGGTGGTTCGTTAAGTAATTCTACAAATTGGAGAAACAATTATATGTCAGAAGGTTTTACTCCACAAGAAATTTATTATTACACAAATAATTTTACAAACTCATTTTTTAAATTGGATTTGTATGACAATGTTGATGAAAAACGTCAAACAAATTATATAACAATTATCATCCCAACCCAACAAGGTTTAACTATGGACGCT